ACAACAATGTTCGCGCTATTGATAACAGCATACCTGTTCATCAGAAGTACTCCACGATGTACACAAATCCGCTACCGCCAGTACCACCTGCGCCAGAAGCAACGCTCTGGATTCCCACACCGCCGCCACCGCCACCGCCTTGAATACCGTTGCCAGCCGCTTTGACAGCACCGCTTCGGTATCCACCGCCACCGCCACCACCGCCCGGTGAATACGTTGTTGCGGCACTACCATTTTGTGCGGCGTTGGTATAACCACCAGCCGCCGATACGCCGGTCGCCGATAATATGCCACCAGCGGCGCCACGACCGTTGCTACCGCCACCACAACCACCGCCACTAGGAGCATAGGCATATTGAGTTGCGCCAACACAAGCAACAACAGTTGGTGTTCCACCGCCGGAAGTGTAATAACCGCCACCGGGACTGCCGCAATAAACCACTACGCAACTAGCAAGACCGTTGCTATTGCTGTAACCATTTAACGTCGTATTGCCTGTCGAACTAGTGCCGTTGGTTGATCCAGTTGCCCCAATAAGTCCGTTTGCGCCAAGGCTTCCACCGGCACCGCCACCTGATCCGTTGCCAGCAACAGTTAGATCGGTTTGACCGCCACCGCCGCCACCGCCACCACTGGCGATTATGAATGAGCCAAATTGCGAAGCGCCGCCGTTGGTTCCATCATTGCCTGCCGCCGCAGCTCCTATTGGCACAGAAGCGCCGCCTGTACCACCGGATCCAACGGTAACTGCAACGCTAGATCCTAATTGAGCAATGGGAAACCACGCCTCAACATAAGCGCCGCCACCGCCGCCACCGCCGGGTGAAGGGAATGCAGCTCCATTGTAGCCACCGCTACCGCCGCCACCACCGGCACCACAGACAATCACTTTTGCGGAAATAGCACCGAAAGATGGCGTGTAGGTTCCGCTACTAAGGAAAGCTGTCACTAACGTATTGACAAGCGATTTCGTCCAACTGGTGCCGTTCCAAGCGTACAGACCACCGTCCGTGGTATAGGCCAACATACCGATCGGCTCGGCTAGCATTTGAGTTGCTGTTGGCAGAGTCGCAACAGTGAACGCGCTGCCTGTTTGTTGACTGCGCTTTACGGGTAAATCATATGACATCGCGTTTTCCTTACAAAGACGCGCTAAACAGGATTATCGGTCAGTCCCAAAGGACATTCCAGCCACCCGGTGTACCGCTAGTCACAACGACTAGAGATCCGGTGAAACGCACGCCAGTACCGCCTGGACCGGGTACGCCTTGAAAGCCAACCGCCGCCGCTGTGATCTGAGCTGTCAGGTTGTTGGTTGTGGTGGTCGTGCCAGTCACGTTAATGTCGTATGGCGTTGCCGTCCAAGTAGTGCCAACGGCTATACAATTCAACCCGTAATACACACCGCCAGTCGTCTTTAGCGTGGTCGTGCCGGTCGTGTTGACATAGGTATAATTAGCGCAACCGGGGCTATAAATGATTCCTGAGCCGGGATCAATATTGCATACGGCTAGTGGTGCCGAATTGCCGGGACAAACTGGTGTCATAGCCATGCTTAAATCCTGTCGAGCATATTGTTACGCTCGATAAACCCACCTACGTCGTCGTAAAACGGGTCATTGTGTTCGCGTGTGTATTCGTCATCCGTCTGCAACAGTTTCTTCTTTGAGAAACCTTTACGCAAACTGTCAGCCGTGACTTCGTTGTTGGTCAGATCACCGGCATTTCGGCCTTGAGCCATGTTGCCGTTAATCGACATATTGAACACGCGCTGATCGGTCATTTCCTGATCTTCCATATCAGTGCCTGGTGGCAAGCTATTGAAGAACACAGCATTGTTTACAAACTTGCTGTCTCGGTCACCACCGGGCAGGCCTTCCCGACCCGGTGTACCTTTCTTTACTCTCGCAGATTTATCGGACACCCATACATTGTCCTCGGGGACATCCTTGTAATTAACTTGGAATTTCTCTTGGACAATCTTACCCATGGGTGTCTCCTAAACCTTAAACCCAGCCGTCGCCGGAATAGCCAAGGCCGCCCTTGTACTCGTGCAATTCCATCTTACGGATGTCAGCGTTTTCCTGATCCTCGATGTCGGTGCCGGGTGGAAGGCTGTTGTAGTTGGCATTGACGCCAAACTCCAAACCCTTCTTGACCAAGTAGCCACTATCCTTAACGCCGACTAGTTCGTTATTGACGGTCTTTGACGAATCCGGCAACACGTTATAGTCAGCCACCATGTCGCCCTTCATCTCATGGCGCTTCTGCGCCCGAGCATTGACGGACTTGATGACATCACGGGCGTCAGGAGCGTCACCGCCATAAACGGCTGTTGCCAGACCGTCCTTAGCAGCTTGTGGCGTCTCCGTTTCCATGCCCTTTATCTTTAACTCAGCCATAAATTACTCCTTAAGCAATCACGTTAGCGAGTGGTTGCACTTGGAAGTCGATGTTTATCAAGTTAACAGCCGACGCATCGGTACCGTTAACAACATAAATCTGATCGCCTTGGTTAATTGCCAGGCCGTTCAATCCTGCCGTGCCGGTGTTGGTGTTCAGAGCGACCTGAGCATACGCGCCGACGCCGCCGGTGGCGGTTCCGTTCGTGTAGTACTGGTCGATGTAGAACGGGCCAACAGTCGATGTCGACAGCGATGGAGCCGCACCTGCCGCAGCCGTATTGGTGATGCGAATCAGCGAAAGCTGAGTAGCAGCAACATGGACGGTCGCGCTGTTGGTACCACCGTTGTAGTACTGCGTAGCGGTGTAGGTAGATGTACCAGCCGTCGTTGTGTAGGCATTAAGCCCGAACAACAACAGGTTGGCGTGGGCTACAAACTTCGTGGATACGCCGCCTGAACCGGCAGTCATGATTCCAGTGAAGTTACCGCGAGCGACATACGCAGCGTTGTCGTAGGCGGCATTCTTAAGTACAGAAGTCAGTGACATAGCATTAGCTCCTTAAGCTTGCGAGTCCCACTTGACGATGCGAGTATTCACCGCAAGCGTGTGGACAATTCCAAAACCGCCAAGGTAATACCAGGCGATACCCTTTGACCGACCGTAGTCAGTTGGGATCTTACCGCGCATTTCCTCTGGCACCGCAATGGCCTCAGCAACCGTGTCATTACCAAAGAAGAAGATCCAGTCAGATTGACTGTTAGTCCATGTGGTCTGAGTCACGCCGTCTGTGCCGGTACCCTTCGCAATGTTGGTCTGCTCGATGTAGCGGACGTTCTCATAGCGACCGATTTCACCATTCATAATCAGGTTAAAACCTGTGTCTGAATACTGGTGAATTGTCTCAAGGTTATTCTTGAAGGTACGGAGCGTCGTTGGCCATGCAATCGCGTAATAGTCGTCAGCGATATACGCTGGGATATTGCGCTCTTTCATCTGGTCAACAATCGACTTAGCGTGACCGTTGTTGTACGCAATCGAGTTGGTGCCAGTCACCGTGCCGTTTGTGTACAAAGTCACAGCAGCGGTAGCCGTACCGCCGGTGGGAATCGCACGCAGAAGCGTCTGGTTGAACTGCGCCCAAGCAAGGCGGTCAAATGACTTAACAGCGTCATTCTTCATGGCCTTCTTGATGATGTCCTCAACTGGGAACTTGGACAGATTGTCCAACTTGCCCGAATAAGGAACCGAGTTACCGGCTTCGGTAATCGTCAGGGTGCCTTGGGTGATCGTAATGTTCGTCTCAGGCATGGTGTTGGTTTCAATAAGAACCGCACCAGCCGTTGCAACGTCAGAAACAACGTCCCAAGTGAAGGAATCGCCCTTCTTCTTGCCCTGCTGTGAAATATCGTGAACGTCAGCAAACTGACGGAATTTGACCAAAGGCTGCACAGTCATACGCAGCACGTTGGAAAGTTGGCGGCTATACAAGTAGCCACCGAGGCTGTTTACAGCCCAGACTTGACCTGCCATGTGGTTATCTCCAAAAGATCAATGTTGTACGGATCGAGCTTGGCCCCGAGATTTAGCCATCATTGCTATAACGCTCTCAGGACTATCGTCAGACTCCTCAGTAGCTCCGGTGTTTTGACGCGCTGCGCCAGAAGGAACCGATGCCATTTGAGCCTTGCGTGCCGCCTTGTCTACCTTCGGAGTACCTGCTCGCTGCCCATTCCAACCCCTAATCTCGTCCCCGACTCGCTTTAAGCGATCCATGTACGCTGTGTTTGGCTCCAGTTGGGCTAACTCAGCATCACGGTCTAGGACTAGCTTCTTCAGGTTAGGATCGGCCAGCAGCTCCTTGTACTCGTTGTTAAACCATTCAGCCGCACGCTGAAACGACAGACGCTCGTCGACAACTCTCGCCACGGCGTCCGGTGTTACCTCGGATGGCCGCGACTTGATCTTGCGGATTGCCTGTACCGCCTCATCTTCACTGCCCATTTGTATTGCCCGGGCTAAGGCCAAATCATCTTCGTCTAACTGCCTTGGCTCGTCCTGCGTGGATAGAGCCAACTTAGTTGCATTTTTAACAGATTCGGAAGCGTGTCGCAAGTATTCGTCAGCGGACTCCACTTTTTGAGCGCGTTGCACCAATTCCTCGTAGGACAGCTCAATCTCTTTGCCGTTGACCTTAATCTTGTGCTTAGGGTGCTCAGGCTCGGCCTGCTGCGTCACCGTGCCGTCATCTTCATCTTCACGGTCATCGTTCACCGGCCGACCACCATCGATGTCATCCATGTCAGCCGATCGGAACTCATCTGCCGAGTCAGCAATCATGTTACGGCGGTTCAGCCGTTCGTTGTTCTGCCTGGCCAAAAGGTCTAGTGCTGTGTTGCTGGTGTTCTCGTCGCTCATTCTACGTCTCCCTTAATTTGTTCCATAGCGGCATGGCCGCTTGCTATTGCATCGCCTAACCACTGCTGGATCTTGCCAGCCACCCACGCCTGATTCTGAAGCTCTTGGATCCTACGTTTGCGCCACGGGCTGACCGTTTTGAGGAGCTCCATCGCTTCCTGCTCCTCGGCACTAGCCAGTCTCAATAGGTAATCCCCTATATCCCCAGTCAGAAAGTCCTCGACCTGTCTCCCAAAGGTAGCCCATCGCACCTTGGGATCTTCTGGATCTAATCTCATACGTCCCCTCAGTTGCCGTTAAAGACCTGCCCCTACTCCCGGTGGTGGTGCCGGTGTTGCCGTTGGCTGACCACCTGCTGCTGGCGCACCTGCCCCCATACCCGGCGGTGGTGCCGGTCGCGCAACAGGCATCCCTTGTGGCGGTTGTCCGGGCGCCTGCGCTTCAGCAGCCATCGTTGGCGGCACTTGAGTCTTTTCCAATTCCATCAAGTGTTGCGCTAATAACTGCCGATTGCCGTTGTCATGCTGCATAGCGGTAGCCAGTAGTTTCGTCGCATTGGCCTCGCGTGCGACTTGCAGCCTGACCACTTGCGTCTGTTCTTTCTCGCGCACCTTGCTGGTAACTTCCTTGAGCTTCTGCGCCATCGCGGTAATGACCTGCTGAGCGTGAACCTTGTCGGGATCCTGACCGTTGAAGAATCGGTCGCCGTCTTGGTAGCCAGACAGCCCAAAGATTTCTTTAGCAATCTCCTCAAGGTTAATGCCGGCCGGTGGCATCTTGGCAATAGCCGCAAAGGATTGGATGCCGTAGATAAACCGTTGCAGCTTTGCGACCGGATCCGTGGCGCCCATGCCTACGTTTACGGTACACGTCAGCTCGTGATCGAGCATTGAGTCCTGCACCTCGGATACGCCAAAGCGCATCATGGCCTTAGCCTTCTGGCCTGCCACGCCAAGCACCACCTCATCGGTTTCATAATGCTGTTCGAGCAAAATTAGGTGCCTAAGCACCGGCTGCACAAACGTTTCGGTGAACGTCTTAAGCATATACTCGGTGAGTAGGTTGCTTGGGCCTTGCAGCATCCGCATGGTGGCGGTACTGGCTTGGCCTACTTTCATGCCCGACACTTGCATCGGGTCGAAGTTACCGGCTAGATCGCTAAAGTCGCTGTCGATGCGGTCTTGCTCTAGGTAGCTGGACTGGGTTACGTCAGGCCACGTTACTTCCTTAACGTCACCGTCAGGATCATCAAGTAAAGTAATACCACCAGGCACGTTTCGCACCAGACTCGCCAAGTCGACATTCTTACCCCGCTT